CTTCGCCGAGACGAAAGCCGGAGTCGTCAGCTTGTCGGAAGTCTCCTCGCCGAGAGCGGAAGAGAACCCGCCGTAAGTCGTCCGATAATGTTCCGAGTATTTGTGAATGTTAGGCATGATAATTTTCCTTTGGTTTTTTTAGCTCGCCGTGGTCAACGCGACAAAATGGCTCAGGGTTTCCCCGCCCTTGTACGGCGTGATCGCCGCCGTAAGAATGGGTTGCCCGTCGCCTCGAATGATAAACCGCCAGCAGGTCTCATTCTTGAGCCAGCCGTTGGTTCCACTCGAATAGTTGACCTCACGAGACGTTGCAATCTCTAAGCCTCTGTCCCCGATGACATACCCGCCCGCAAAGTCGGCCAGGATGATATCTCCGGACGTTCCGCTCGCCGAAGCCTTTTCACTGACGACAATAGGCCGCCCGAAGATGGTCATACCGGACAGGTCGATAGCCCCGTATGCGTTTGCCCCGCTCGTAGCGTCAACGCCCCAGTCGGCCAGGACGTTCTGAGAGACGATCCACACCGCCGTTTTGAGCGCTCCGGGTAGAAGTCGGGAGACCATGTTGGCACAGTCTTTCGACGTGGGAGCGCCCGCGTTATTCGTCCGCGTCACCTGTATGATCGCGTCGGAGTTCATGACGCCGAGGGGTTCCCCGACGCCCGTTCCCCAAATGAAACGGTGGTCTTCGTAGAATCTGATAGCCGAGGCAAAAAGCGCTTTGACGAAATCACCGAACCGGCCCAAGTCCGCCTCCAGAGAATTGGAGACGAAGGCCAGGGCTTCCGCGCTATGAGCCGAGAGGCCCACTCGCCCGAAGGCCGGGCTGATGGGAGAGGCGCCCATTTCAGCGGCCTCGTTGAGTTGTGTGACGGTGATCCCGCCCATGAGATAGCTTGACCTGTCGCTTTCCACTATTCCAGGCACGGAAAGCGTATCGCTTGTCATCGGGACGATGTAACGGCAGAGGGGGCGGACAATCGCCCCCTCCATAGCCGCCGTGAATATCTCTGTAGAAAACTGCGCCGGGACGGTGAATCCGCCCAGCGAGTCCGTGCCTTCGACTAAAGCCGTCTTGACCAGTTCCTCAAGGCGGCTGTCCCTGCGTTCACCGGAGAAATACTTGCGGACGTTGATAAGGAATTCACCGAGATTCGAAAAGCCCGCTGTTTTGTTGTGCTGGTTCATGGGATGTACCCCGTCCGGTTAGCTCGTCGCTCCGAGAGAGACGAAGGGCGAAAGCGTGTTGCCGTTCTTCGGCGTGAGAGCGGAGGCCAGCCAAGGCGTCCCGCCGACGCGCTTCACGAATCTCCAATAGGTCTGATTCGTGGTGAACCCGATATGGGAGCTGGCGTCGATAGTCAGAGCGGAACGGTCGCCGATGATGTAGTAGGAGAAGTCGAAGAAAGAAACGTCGCCCGCCGAATAGAGAGTCGGCACCTTTTCGGTTTCGACATAGGGACGGCCCAGGATGGTTCCGGGAACGGCGTTCTGTAATCCGCCCTGGTTCTGGTTGATCCAGATGAGGTTCGCACCTGACGACTGGGCTCCGTCATAGGAATGCATGTCGAGAAGGGCGGGAAGGACAGCATAATTTAGCACCCATTTGCCCTTGCCCCGGCTTTTGGGAAGAATGCGAGCATACAGCCCGGTGATGTCGCCTTTATGGAGGCCCGACGTGGCTTTCCGGGTGACGCTGATAAGACACCCGGAATTAAGGATTCCGAGAGGTTCGCCGGCGCCAGATCCGTTCAGGAACGCATAGTCCTCATAGAAAGCCGGGACTTCCGTCAGCACGCGCCGAAGGAAGGATTCCAGCCCGACGGCGTTGTCGGCCATGAGGGTATTGGAGCAGACGGAATAGCCCGTCAGTTCGTGGGCCTCAACCTTCGCCTGTCCGAAAGCCGGTTCGGATTCGTTCATCGAAGCGGCCTCAGCCGTCCAGGAAGCCGTAGCTCCGCCGAACAGGGACGCGGAACGGGAGGTTTCGTTCACGCGGGGAATCGAGAGAGTATCTCCCGACATGGGGATAACCCAGGCGCCGCTTGCCCGCACAACGCTTTCTTCCTGCTCAAGAGCCAGGAGTTGAGCGCGGTACTCTTCAGGGATCAGGAATCCGCCGGTGCTGTCAGTCGATCCGGCCATAGCGGTCTTTGCGGCCGCTTCCGGGGACATGGGCTGATTGATCCCGCTCAGGATCTTGCTGTCGATGTTGCCGACAACCTTTCCGTCAACGCCTAGATAGCGGAGGCGGTTGTCGCCGATGCCGAGGTTTCGAGCCCGCCAGATAGAGGTCAGGAATTCGCCGTAGGACTTGAAGTCATTGATCTTGGTCTCTTTCTTGACTTCCTCTTCGCTGATGTTGCCCTGGGGGTTGGGGTTCCAATTGGCCTTCACCTGGGCCAGAGCGCCTTCGAGGGCGGGTCCGATTGCGCCGTTGAGCGCTTCAGCGGTTTTCTCGGCTATGAGCTTGTCGAGTTCTTCTTTAGTCATAATGATAATCTCCGTATGAGTAGTGGTTGTTTCTATGCGCCGACGGGGACAGCCCTGTCAGCACGGCCTTTGATATCCCGTGTGTCTCGCCGCTTGCGGGTTCGTGATCGGTCTCGGCTAATATCTCCGCTCAGGATGGGCACAACTGACGCGGAGGCGCGTCTCCATCGGCTTGCCCTGGGCTGATATCTCCACGTTGAGCGTCACGGCTCGCAATCGGGGAGCGGGAAGGAGTGACCCCGCTAACATGGCGGGGGAATGGTTTACGTTTTAGCGGATTCGTCCGCGCATTCTGTCGAGATTGTCTCGAACGCTTTTGTTCATGACGGCTTTCAGATCCAACTTCGAGAAAGCCGCGTCAACGGCTTGCCTGACCTGTTCGGGCGTCATGGTTTTCTCGTCAGCGGGTTCGGCATGAATCTCTGAAAGCGGGATATCGCAACTCCCGCATTTGATTGCCGAGAGAACGTCCTCAACGGGAGACGTAGCCTTCGCTTCGTGCGCCTTCAGGAACGCTTCCAACTGAGCAGACAGAGCATCGATCTTCGCATGAAGTTCTGCGATAGGCTCCTTGACGTTAGGGGCGTCCTGGGCCTTGTCCGGATCGGTGTCAACCGTGATGTCCTCGGGTTGAGGAACGGCCTCCGGCTCTATAGCTTTCTCAGGCTCAACGGCGAGAGCTTCCGCCTCCGGCTTTTCTGCGGCCTCTAAATTGGCTTCGAGTTCTGCCGCGTCGATCCGGATCGGCTCGTCTACAACGATCGATTCCGCTTCCGCCTCTTCGCCTTCAATCTCAATCTCTAAAGCCTTCTTTAAGGCCGGACTCTTGATGAGTCCCTTCGCATAGGCTTCCATCACAAGCGCGTTCTGATTCGCCGGGACAAGCACGGCACTCACTTCAAGGAGGCTGATTTTCTCGTGAGTCTTCGTCTTCTGGTCGTATTCCATAGGAATGAACCCGATGGAGAACGCCCTCATATATCCACCTGCATAGAGCGTGTAGATATCCCCGGCAAACTGAGTCGGGGCAAACTGGAATTTGCAGATCAGCCCGTCCTTGTCTATCTTCGACCAAAGCGCCTTCCCAATCGCCGGATGTTTATAGTCATGGCACCATCCGAGTACGGGATTGCGGGAATAATCCTTGAGGTCAATCCCCTTCGGGGAGACAATCTCGCCGTCACGGTCCTGGTCAGCCGTTGAAACGCGGGCGGTGATGGTCCGTTCCTCGTTGTCGAATTCGTCAACCTTGACCTCGTATCCCTTGCGGATAAGCTGGATCTCGTCTTTCTTCACGTGCATCCTCTGAGCGCGTTGTTTCGCGTCATCGGGATTCACGTCGATGTATTTCAGAATGTCGGTCATATTCATAACTCCCTAGAGAGGATTGATTCGGTGGAAAAGAACCGGCCCCGAGGCGCGTCCGCTGGTCAGGGCCGGGGAAAGTAACTTGGTAGCGGGGGCCGGATTCGAACCGGCGGCCTACAGGTTATGAGCCTGCCGATCTGCCAACTGATCTACCCCGCAGTAAAATTGCTATTAGAGGGCCGGGTAGGACTCGAACCTACGTAGCCCTTTCGGGCGACGGGTTTACAGCCCGCTCTAATTGCCGCTATAGGACCGACCCTTATGAGTTAATCCCAAAGGTTAAAGAAGTATTCCCTGAAAAGGTCAAGGCATTCTTCAAAGTATTCCGTTTCGCCTTGGCTCATGTAGAAGTATTCTGGACGTGAGGCTCGCTCGAAGCCGTCGGCTATCTTAGCCAAGATGCCACGCCATAAATCATCAGCTATTTCCTCGCCGTATTGATAGCCAAGGAATCCTGGCGTTCCAACGCATTTGTCAGCAAAATGCCGCATCCTCGGAGCCATCCAGAGAATGAACGCATAATCCAAGCTCCATGTGTCCTCGATCGGAAACCCGTGCTTAATGCGGAAGATCATCTTCCGAATCAGGAACGGAATCTCAAGGACGCATCGCCGAATGTGCCAGAATGGACTCATCCATCGACCGCCTCGTCGCCGAATAGAAAATCAAACGTTACACCGAAGAGAAGCCAACAGAATTGAGCCGTGAACCTTCCGCCCTTGCCGATTCCGGGCCATCTCGGATCTTCGCCAAGATCATAAAAGTCGCGCTCAACCCGTAAGGCCGGAAGAAGATTCAACGTCCAAGCCAATGACCATCCGTCACAGTTGGTGTTTCTGGACACTTCAATCCACGGATAAAGTTTAACCTTCACGGCTCACCGTCCTTCCCTCCCTGTTATATCGGCGCAGGCCGGGGCGTGGCGGAGGAGACCCGTTTCCCGGCCCGTTACTCGCCGGACTGTTGTTTCGCGGAAGTCAGCCGCGTGAGGGAGGAAGGAGAGGGATGCCCTCGCACCTGACTGTCAACCTCGTCCAGATTTGCAACCCTCAGAGACCATTTTGTTGACGCCAGCAAAAAGGCATATGATCGTAGGTGAAAGGAATACGGTCCTATCCCGCCCATTCTTCGTCAAATCCGGATAGGGAACATCGGCAGCGGACGTGAGCGGGGGGAGCGTCTTCGCCGTTAGAAAAGAGTTCGTCAATCGGCACGTCCTCGTTATCCATCCCCGCGCATATCTCGCAGCAGTCAGGGAACGCGAACCAGACTTTCCGCTTGATCCCCATTGCCCGGCACGTCTTGAGATTGCCGTAATTCTCAGCCCTCGAACATTCCGTTCTGGCTATCGCCTCGGCACGGCTTCCCTGTCCCGCGCTCCACTTCTCGAAGGTGTCGAACACCCGGCCCTTGAGCTTGTCGATACTCTCTCCGGCCCGGATGCCTTCCGTGAGCGTCATTCTCAGCTTGTCGATGCTGACGGCTTCGAGCTTGTCCGAAAACTTGAAGGCGTACTCGGAAAGCCAAGATAACGCCGAGTCATTCACGACTTGGAAGGCGATATCGAATCCATAGTCGGCAATCGCCCGCTTGATCGCCGATGACAAGAGGGGCCCTAATACCCGCTTCGCCTCTTTGCTGAGCTTCGCCGAATACTTCGAAGACGGGTAAAGCCATTGGTCAATAATCTCGTCTTCCGTTCCCTTCGTGACCACCTGAGCAAGTTTCCCCTTCAACGGGTACTTGTTCATGTTGGACGTGATGACTCGGTACTCGTCCTTCCAATGCTTCCGCATCATAGTCTTGACGCGCTTCTCGTGAGGCGCAAGGAATCGATCCCGCGCTAACCAGTTAGGCTTACGCTTGGGGATGCCCGTCTTTAATGCCGTGACGCGCTTGAATCCCATTGCCTCCATGAGAGCGTCGGCCATTGCAACATTGGCGTGTTCTTTGCAGACGTGGAGGATGATATCGTCGGCGACTTCGGAGGCGAGTTTATCGATTGGCATAGGCTTCTGTGGCGGCCTTGATATCATCGGGGTGATAATCAAACCAGACCCTCAATTCCAGATGACCGCATTTCCCACAAGATAAATTGACATATCGGCCACCCCAACAATAAGAGTGTCCGATATTGCTCATGAGGCCACATCCGTGAGGACACGGTTTACGAAACAGCGAATCGTAATCTCGGGGAGTCACGTCTGAGGCAAGGCGGTGAACGGTCATACCGCAAAGTCCTTAAGCGCATAGAGAAACGCCCGACACTTACGCGCCTGTTCAATCCAATATTGCTTATCAGGCGAACCGTTTTTATCAACCGCATGATAGGCAAGGTTCGCCCGAGCGCGATCTAACAAGGCACGGCCAGCCGCCCGATGTTCTTCCAGGTTGGGAAAATTAGAAATGTCCATCATTCCCCCTCCAACTTCTCCCTAATCTTTGCCAGTACAATCCCGGCCAGCTTTCCGGTATCAAGATCGCCTTCATTGTCGGCGTCCTCGTCCTCGTCGGGATTCACGGGAGGCACAGGGTTCTCGTCGTCAGGATCGTCCAGCGGCTCTATAGGCTCAGGCTCCGCAATAACCTGACTCAACGGGACCAGCATCTGAGAGACTAAGGGAACGTCACCGCCCTCGACGGGTTCCTTGCCGTCCTCAGCGCGTTCCTCGTTGATAGTGGATACGCCTGAGTTAAGATCCGCCGTCCGCTTCGAAAGCAGGAACACCCTATCTTCGGGAACGGAGTTCTCGCTGGCCACAAAGAGCCGCTTGGTATCGTCGTACTCCGGCATGAAATCGCCGTTCAGCGTATCGTCGTACCGACGGCACCACGGCTCAACTGTGTAATAAGCGTGCGTGTACTGAGCCGCTTCCACGTTGGACTTGATAGCGTTCGGATCGAACAGGGCGCGGGGAGCGCCGAATCCGGCGCATATCTCGTCAGCCGTGATCCGCTTCCCCTCCATGTACGAAAGTTCTTCCGGCGTCATGCTGTCCGGGGAAAACTTCATCCCCTTCGGGAGAATGACAGTTCGCCCCGCCTGGGCCGCGCCTTCGTACTTCGTGCGGAAGTCTTCCCTGAGCCTGTCGGACTGAGCGGGGGTAACGGTGGTTTCCGTCTCCAGCACTCCGCCGACTCTGGCCTTATTGATGAAAAGTGCTTCCTCAAACTCGTACATCTTCGCGTTGACGTAAACGGCGTCGGATATCCCGCGCAGACACGACATGCCTATGTACTCGTTGATAGGAGACGGCACCTTGAATTCCACGACATCATCCACGGAAAGAACCTGGCGGATACGGCCTCGCTTGTACTCGTAGCCCTTCACGAATTCATCAAGCGACGTTCCGGGTATCGGCGTGATGTACTGGCTAGGGATCGGCCATATCTGAGCCGGAACGCCCAGCCCGTCACGGACCCCGATGTACCAGTAGGCCGCGCCGGAAAGGTCCATGAAAAGCGATGTCAGATACTTTAGGTCCGATTCGCTAATCCACGGATTCGGGCGGGCCATGAGGTCCAGATACCGATGACTCGTTACCTCCTCAAGCTCCTCCGCCTTGATAACGTACTTCCTCAAGTCCTGACGGCTCTTGATGTGTTTGAGCCTGGGCTTCTCAATACCCCTCGTCTTAATGAGCGTCCACGGTGTACCCTTCATGGAGGACGCCACGAATAGCCCTGTAGGGACAGCCGCTCTAGCGTTCGCGTTTGTCGTCGCGCAGATATATGCCCACGACATAAACCACTTGGCTATATCGGCACGGTCTCCCGGCTTGTCCTGCATGGCGACGGACCCCGGCCCCCAGTATTGCCCGGTGTTCCAAGCGGTTGGATCGGTGAGCGTAGCCGGACCTTTCAGGGCAACGTTATAGAGGCCCCGGAGCCGCCCGAGGTTATATACGATCTTTTCAAGCCGTTTTCCCATATGTGAATATCCTTACAGGACGATAATTTCCAGGTCTCCGGTTCCCTCTATGGCGTCGGTATAAATTCCGTAACGGATCGCATCCATTCCGTGATCCTTGTACTTCACAGGCTCAGGGAGAAAATCCCCGCGTATGTCTTTCTTGTAGTGATAGCCCTTCCGCTCTCGAATGAGGTCCGTCGAATCCGGCGTTAGGTGAACGCGCTTGCTCCTGATGAAGTCTATCCCGGCCCTGACGCTTCCCTGTCCCTTGATGGCCGGCTTCACGATAAGCCCCGCCCGGCACATCTCCTCAATCGCCATCGGGTTTTCCGAGTCGGCGTAGATGATGGCCGTATCGGGGTTTAATGCTTCCTTTCCAAGCGCCTTGATCTTCGCGGCAAGGTCTCCACCCGTGAGCTTCGTCTCGAAGATGATCTGCTGAATCCAATACTCGTCAGCCTTGCGATATATCTTGACGAGAGCCGCTGGGTCTACGCTGAATCCGAAGTCAAGGCCATAGAAGATGTCGTCCCAACCGGACGGAATCGGCTGCTCATCCCATTTCGGATAAACAAGCCCCTCGACGGCCGCCCACATGCCCAGGCGGTAAATCTTCTCGTAGGTCTCGTCCTGAAGGTTCTCCAGGATGCCGCGATAGTCTCTGAGGACTTCCTTGTTCGGATTGTCAAGATACGTTGAGTGATGGATGTACGAACCAGGCTTCTTCCCCGGCCCCGTAATCGGAACGTCCCCGCTGAAAAACAAGTCCTTCAACCAAGGCGCCTGAGACTCGTCCGGGTTAAACGTCATCATGATCTGACGGTAATCGGGAGACGGATCGCGCAACCGCAAGTCAAGCTGTAAGAAGTCGTCCCGTTCAAACTCCGTAGCTTCTTCCATCCAGATGGACGTGATGCCCTGAATGGACTTGATCTTCTCCCGGTCATCCAGACCTCCGAAGATAATCTCGTTCGGAAGGCCGTTGACGCCGTTGAACAGGATCTTGCTTTCCGACTTGTGATACTGATACGGAATGGAGCTTTCTTCTAACACCTGCTCCATTAGGAAACGGCACGACTCCCGGCAAGCCCGTTGAACCTTGCGGACAACGAGGAATCGATGACCGCCGCACTTCCGGCCCCGAATAGCCAGTTTCCTTGAAGCGAAGCCGCTCTTGCCTGACCCGCCGCCACCGACGAGGACGAGGTATCTGTCCTGCCTGTCAATCAGGGGGACGAAGGTTCGGGAGAGCTTCATTTCTTCGCGGGGTCAACGATCTCAATAATGAGCTTCGCGTTGATCGGCCCGCCGTTCTCGCCGCCGACTTCGACGGACTGCTTGATCTGTTTCTCGGCCCACTTGCCCATCATGGCTACGAAGATTTCCTTGTTCCGAGGACACTTGTTGAAAAATGCTCGAAGCCCTTCATAACCCCCGAATCCGTCGGGGTCATTAAAGTATTTCTGGCAAAGCTCGTAGAAGGTCTCAGTTAGGACGGACTTCGCCCCCTTCGGCCTACCGCCGCTTGGAGCGTGTCCCTTTTTGAATGGCATTGTTTTTCTCAGTATTATCTATGGCAACCAGGGCTATCATCACCGGGCCGTCCGCCCGATGAAGCCTGTTGATCCCGTCCAGAATATCGTCGTCAGCTAAGAATTGAAGGATTAACCGCGCCTCTTTATCCCCGCTGACAAGGGACTTAACGTTGAGTTCTTTTATTAGCGCCGGAAACGCAACTTGGTTGTCAGGCATTTTTTCAATCAGCCGACCATCGCCTTGCGATTAGCCGCCTTCATCCTCTGCTTCCGACTCGGGAACAGCCGCCTATTCCGCTCGTCCTGCTCCATGATCTTTCGGAAATAAGACGGATCTGTCTCAACCTTGTAATCCTCTCCGCTTCGTTTCGGAAAAATATGGCGAAGTAGGTTTTGAATCCAAGACGTTCCGCGCATTAGGCATCCTCCGGTTGAGAAGTGTCTCCGCACTTGTCGCATGTGTACATTAACCAGTAATCCCCGTCGGCGTTCTCGTCTCCGAATTCGGCGTGTATCAGACCGCCGCAAGAACACGGCTTTGGATACTCGCCCCAACATCCGGAGCATTCCTTGTCACCAACAGCGTGTTCGGAGATGTCAATCTTGAAAGTATCCCCATTAGCCATGCCCTCCTTCCAGAATGGCGTGCCATCGGGAGCAATTTCCCTCATTCGCCAGTCTTCCCCTTCGCTTTCTTGCGGATCGCGGTGCGCTCGGGGGTTGCGGGTTCATGTTTAAATTCCAGGTTCAAGTGGTCTAAGAGCATCTTCAGCTTCTGCCATGTTGGAAGTGGGTGACTGAACATCACCTGCGAATGACCAAGGGCCGACATAGAAGCAAAGCCCAAGTCTTTCCGCACAATTTCCAGATTGCCCTCAGAAACCTCCAACCTTTCCTCCAGCTCCTTAACCTTCGCCTCTAATTCCTTCTTCCTCATATTGCCTCCTATTTCGTGACGCCACGTAAATGGTTTCTACGCATTCCCGCTCTTGTCCGTCCGTCCGCACGGCACCTTGTTCCAGTTGATCGGAGCCGCTACGGTGTTTGTTACGGGGCCGGGGGAGACGGGCTTTTCGGGTTCCTTCTTCCCTCCCTGTCCCGGCCTTGTCCCCTTAACCTCTCTCATGACTTCGCTCACCGTGTAGGCGACAAGCGCAACGATGAGAAAGGGAAGGGCCAGGACGAAGAGAAGCCATGCGATGATAGTGCCGATGATTTTAGCGATTAGCTTCATTCCTCTCCTCCTGATCCATCACTTCGCTATCTTCGCAACCTCAACGGCAAGATCCTCAATCCGCTGGAATATCCTTCCGTGATCTTCCCGGTTATTTTCTTCCAGTTTCTCGGACCTCTTTTCCAAGCCTTCAACCCTGGCGATCATTTCACCGCATCTTGTCGGGTTTGGCTTGAGTCCATATTTTCGAGAGAGCGCCTTTTCCCTGAGCTTGGAATACGTCCATATCCCAAAGGCCGCTGTCCCGAGAATCGTTCCGGCGACCTTGGCTATTTCAAGAATTGCCGTAGCGTCCATGTTACTTACCCGCCAGCACGGCAATGAGGACGCCGAGCCCGGCCCCTATTCCCATGCCCTTCCAGAATTTGAGCGTCCCGGAGAGCTTAAGCGCTTTGACCCGCTCGTTGAGAAGCGCGGTGTGATCGACATACCCGGCGTTCTCTGACTTCAGCGCGTCAATCGCCGCGTTGTCCTTCCGTCCCTGATCCTCAGCCTCTGTGAGCTTTAGCTGTATCTGCCACTTTTCCTCTCCGCATCGGATAAGATCACGTTGGGCTAGAGCCTCAGAGTCAAATATCCGAATCGTTCCCTCACCACCTGGCCGCGTGAGACTGAATCCGCCGGCTACAACGGCTCGTATCTCTCTCTCTCCAATCCTCTCCCCGATCCTTCCGGCCAGGGCATCATCCGTGAGCGTCACTATCTGAGCCTGGAGGGCTTCGTAAGCCGCATGGTCAACGGACGCATTTTTCTGTATCTCGGCAATCTGCTTGTCCGCATCGGCCTTGACCTTCGCGGCCTTGTCGTCGGCTTCTTTCTTGGCCTGGAGCGCCGCGTCCGTTGCCTTATGAGCCTGGACGAGCGTGAACGCCTGCCCCGATATCACGCCTTCGAGCGATTCTGCCTTCCGTTCAGCCTTCACAAGACGGCATGTCTGGAAGCCAAGCGCGATAAATAAGAGAATCCCGAGACCTACAAGGTACGGGATGTGCTTTTTGTTGATTCTCATTTTGACGCCCCGAATATCCGGGCATATGCCCGTTTGATTAGGACAACGATCTTTTCCGCAACGGCGTTGACCGCCGAGATGGTCCCGAGAAAGATGCCTACGACTATTCCGAGAATGAACATTGTCATTTTGGTCCCCTGTTCGATTCGGTTTATATGTGATCCATGATCCAGTAAAGGATGACTTTCAGCAGAAGCCCGACACCGCAAATGATACCGGCTAAAATGACGGCAAGGGCTAAAAGGATAAGAACGTTTATCATCTCTCCCCCCCATTCCCGCACCGAGCCTGTCTCTCTGTCTCGGCTTCAATCTTGTTATTCGAGTTCCTCTTGATAAGATATCCGGTAAACGCGCCGGCTAACGTCCCAACCGCCACCGGGTAAATCCGCTCTCGCCTGTCCGCTCCACCAGCCCAAAACGTGAGCAGGAAGAACGCCAAGAGAAACAGCAGAAGCGCCGCCCCCGAATTGATGGAGACGGCGATTCCGAAAGAGGCGGACTTAGAGGGCGTGGGGGTCATGATTCTTCTTTCTCCGTGTAGAGCACGTGCACCTGATAAGTCTGTTCTGGCTTCCCTTCCACAGTCTCCCTTAGCCACCCGAGATAGGTCTGAGCTTTTTGCAAGTCAGCAACAGGCGTTCCCTTGTGCTGATAGCGGAATAGGTATTTAATGACATTTCCAAGGCAGAACCCCTCGAATTGTTCTGAGGTCATTTTTGCCTTCGCAACGTCAATAAATTCAATCCCTCCGGTTGTGTAATGCGGAACGTCACGGCGCTTGTCGGCACTCATCTGTCTAACGCGGCCTTGATAAACGCGCCAAACCAAAGGCAACCAAACAAAAGATCCAGCATTGTCTTGCCCTTTGTCGCCCCTTGCGTTATATCAATAACAAAGAACCCTACGAAAAACATAAATACGGCCCCGCGAATTGCGGGACTCCAGATTTCTTTCCTCATCCCTCATCCTCCTTCCCGACGATCACGGCCTTGTATCGGCACCACCCCGGCTTTTTCGTCTTGTCCTCAAGGGCGGCCTGATACGGCATACAAATGTCGTCTTGCTGAAACGGACAGAAAATACAGCTTTTCAAATCAATTCGTTTCTCGTCGTCTGGCACGGAAACCTCCTCCCGGAGCCGTCCGGAAAAAGCGTTATGTCTAGCAGTCCTAAGCCAAAACGAATAGCCGCGAGGGAGATGAATTATTCCTCGCCACATTTATCCTCGGGTTGATCCCTTAGCCACCAGTCCCAGTCGGTCATGTCGTCAAATAAATAGGGATGCCCATTTTTAAGAACAGCGAAACCATTTTTCCATTCCGGATGTGTCGTACTTTTAATGGCTCGATATTCAATCTTATCCGCGTCGAAAATCCCGCCGATATCCGCCGCATAATATTTCCCGCTGATATCGTATCCGTATCCGAGAAAATGACCGTGAGTATTGAGGATGTTTTTGTGAAACTTAGCCGCGAGCGTCTTCGCAACCTTCGTGCTGATGATGCTGTAGCTTTTAGGATGGACAAGAAGCCACTCCCCGCCGATCGTAAGTTTATCGTACAAGGAATATTTGAACCGCTTGCCGAAGTCCGTACCCGCCCAAAGCTCCAAGAGATACCGCGCCTGAATGACGCCGTTGGTTTGACGCCCGAGTCGGTCCTCATGGTTCCCCTTGACGAGATAAATCTCATCGAAGGCTGAAAGCAAGGATTGAATCAGCCGGCGATTCTCATCCGATTCGTCAGCTATCCCCGGCTTATGATCGCTGTAATAATGGGAAGCGAAAGCGAAATCAACAAGGTCTCCGACGATAACGATCTTTCGGACCTTGAGCTTGTCGGCAATCGCTAACGTACGGTTATGCCAGAGGGTAGAGTAATACGGGCTATGATAATCGCATGTGATGACGTAATCATCCATCGGGAGTTTGAGGTCTCCGCGAAAGACGGGAATCTCAAGGTTTTCTTCGAGGATGGATTTATGAATCCGATGGTTCTGAGCTATCTTGGCAACGGCGGGACCGCTCACCCCCATCTCTAAGCCGATAGCGTCATACGTCATCCCGGAGAGACGCATGTCCCGGAGCCGGGCAAGATTCTCCGGTGTCCAAAACGTACCAAGCCCGAGAATCCCGTACCGAGCACAGGCGTTCTCGATTCGCTGAATGGGAATGCCCATGCTGTCAGAGATTTCCGCCGACGTACACCCGTCGCCCTTAAGGGTACGAAGCGTTTCAAGCCGTTCCGGAGTCCAGGTGATCCGTTTCGGAGTCTCGGTCATTCATCCCCCAGTTGTACATGATAAGAGAAGCCCATCATTCCGCCCACCTTGCCCCTATGTGCCATTCCCTGCAAACACGGGGGATAATGTGATAACCGGTATCGATGTGAATAAACGTCCCGGCCCGATGATAGACGCCCAGCCTGAGATTCGGGAGCCGAAGATTAACGACACTCGCCAGTTCATCGACTTCCGCGTCGTCTTTCGCATGAATATCTAACGCGAGCCCGAACAGGTGAACGCTTAACGGCTCACCGTGGACGGCGGTATTATGTTGGACACAGCGGAACCCGCTATTGATCGGAAGGGAATGCCCAATGGTTTCACGAATCTTAGCGAAGGACTCAAACAATTCGCGATGACCCGGAGTGTCGATATCGAACGGAATCCGCCCACAGCACCTACAGGCGTACTCCGAGCGCAGAATGTGAGGCGCGATATAATCTGGACTCAAATCAGGATCTCCCCTTGAGGAACAGGCGGCGCTTTTCAAGACGGGTCATGGGTTTGTCTCCTCCGCGTTATCGTCATCGCCGTCTGACGAATTCCAGTTCCAATCCGTTACTGGCAGATCCTCCATTTGAGAATCCGCCCCGCAGGACGCGCATGAATGTCCGTGCGGATTGCCCCAAGCCGATCCGCAGATAGAGCAAGTCCATACGCCGTCAAGATTGATTTTCATGATGATAACCCCGCCCGGCCTTTTCCATGCGGGCGAGAGAGGGAAGCCATTTGGGATCTGGTTGGCCGAATACGGCTGCGTGGCAATAGCCACAGTACCAGGCGTTCCCAAGTTTAGCTCCGTTCCGGGCTACGAAATTATCTCCGCAATGGGAGCAGACCAGGATTGCATCTGGGTCTGATTTCTTTCCCTTCATACCCGAAGTGTAACCCTTGAAATTTTAGGGCAAGACGGGAATCCCCGGAACGTGGGGGAATAGGACTCAAAAGGAGGAGGATGCCCCCATGTTTCAGGGGGCATTTCTGCTTGACGGGTTATTTGATTTCCTGAAATTCTATCTGTTTACTGCCAGCTTGCGGACGAAACGCTATGCCCTTAATGCAATACTGGGGACGATTATCCTTGTGGACGGCATCTCGATCCCGATCCGAGACGCTGGGAACGCAACGAATAAGCCACTCTTGATAACATCCGGGCCGATAAATGCGAAGGTCAAACGGGCTTCCGTTCATCGGCTCCATCACAAACCCGAACGGCCTGAACCGCTCAAATACGGCTTCCGCAATGTTACGACGCTGTTTCTTAATCGCTTCTTCAGCCATGTTCAACCCTCCCTAGATGTTGTCTTGAAAAGATTTTGAACGCCATATGTAGACCTGAGTAAGTAAAATTTTTTAGCCGACATGATAGAACGATTCCGTGATGTTCATGCACAGGTTATTCACGAATGATTCGCTTACCCTTGCCGGAAGCGGCGACTTGATAAGGCTCTCCTCCATAAGCCGGAATAGAGAATCGGCATATTCCAGGACGCGCTTTAATTCCCATTCCCCACGCTTGATTTCGAGAAGCATATTATTATCCGGGCGCTCAACAATCATCTCCCCCAGGGTTAGCGCCTCAATCCCCATTTTGAGCAGACGGATCAAATGCGCGGCGTTCTTCACGTCGTAACCGAATCTCTCGACAAGCTCCTTGCGCTTGGCCCCCATTTGCCCCGTCGGACAATGATGAGTCATGCGATGGAGCTGACCATAGGCATAGCCAGAAAAAGACTTATAACATTGCTTCGACAGAAGTTGAGACCTGGCCTCAATGAGCATCCGCCCCCCTTCCGCCCGCTTGATGTAGTATTTCTCGTCTAGCCACAACAAAGACAGCACGTTAGGGTTCTGTTTCAAGACAAGGTTGAGATACTTTTTGAGTGAATAATAAACGATATCCCATACAACTATCCGTTTCTCTGATTGTTTTTCGTCTATCATCCGCTCCACGGTTTCCATTTCGTGAATCCCGAACGTTACGTCTTCCGGACCGACAAAAATCCCCATGATGTCCCTGTCATCATGTGTCGTGTTTTCCTCATAGGTGCCGTGGGCGATACTCCCACGATAGCCCTTGAGAATACAATTCGGTTCAAGTCTGTCTAGCAATTCGTCGTGTGGAATCATGTTTGTTTCTCCTCTCCAACATATCGCTCATCAACTCCGCCGATCTCCGTCAGCCCCGCCATAATCTCTCTCACCCGGTCAAGCGATATCGGGGCCAGCCCATGACAATCCACGCCGACATCGAAGCTCTTGCCGAGACCGGGAAGCCGTCCGTGAGAATGCCCGTAGAGGTGCCATGTCCCGTAATGACTTCTCGGCCAGACGCGCATCGCATAATGAGACAGGATGATATCGGGATCTCCGTGTACCGTGTGTCTCGGCCCGACCCATTGAAACGACTTCCGCGCCTTGCTATCCATGCGGTCATGGCTTCCCTCGATCAACACGATTTGCCCGTTCAGCCTGTTCCGCCAATACTCATGCCGAGCAAAAGCGAAGTCGCCCAGGTGATAAACCGTATCTCCGGGCCGGACGAGAGAGTTCCAAATCAGGACTAAGTTTTCATTCATCTCGTCAACGGTATTGAACGGCCGGCTCGTATACTTCAGGATGTTCTTATGATCCAGGTGCGTATCGGAGGTGAACCAGAGCATATGGTTAATCC